TCAAGCTCTTCGTCACGATTCTTGGCCTCGAGTCGCAGCGTCTGATTCTCCATTTCGAGCTCCTGCAGACGTTGCATAGCCTGCTGTGCCTGTTCTGGATCGATCTGCTGACCGACACCCGCAGCCTCCATCGCCTTCCGGTCCTCTTCGTCGAGGTACTGGGGTGGGATGGTTTTCTTGAGCCGCTCGGCGATCTTCTCTGCCCCTGGCCAATCCTGGGACTTGGCGATCACGTCGCCTGCCACCTGGATCAACTGCGGCCAGACTTGAATCGACTGCATCATCGCCTCTGCCGCCTCTGCGCGACGGGTGGTGTAAGACGCCCCGGTCGACAGTGCGACGTCATAATTGCCTACGGCCAGGTTGGGCGATTCGGGATCGTAAGGATCGTTGATCTTCTGCAGCTTGGCAGACTCGTCTTCCCCGATCAGGCGAACCGTTCGGGTTCCGTCGTAGATCTGCGGGATAAGCTGGTTGATGATGTCCCCGGCCTCGAGAAGCGCCGCGTTACCGTTGTCGTAGAACGTCAGCGACGCGACGTCGCCTTCTCGCTGTCGAGCCATGATCGCCTTACCCGACGTCTCGTTACTCCGGATACCGAGGGAGGCGTCGTGGATCCCCGTGACGTCCTTCATGTCCTGGGTGTTGATGTTTGCCTCGTTCAAGAGGGCCATCTGGGGTGCAGGAGGTTCGAGACGTTGGGGCGGCGCTTCGGCGCCGTCGTTGTAGACCATCAATGGGTCGCGGGACAGGTGGGCCTTGCGGAACTGCTCTTCACGGCCTTCGACGGCGCTCTCAGGAGCGATCCACTGGGCCTTGGGTGCGTAGCCTAGCTGTTCGGCAGCCACCGATCGCCAGAAGTTCCTCAGCCGGGCTGGGTCCTTCATGAATCGGACAAGCCCGTAACGGACACGCTTGCCTGCTACGTTGACTACCCGACCCGTCATACGGACGATGGGAAGCCTGTTGAGGCGGTACTCGTAGGGACCGGAAAGAATCTTCCAGCCGGTGACGAGGTGCATCTGGGCGTAGAGACAAGGGGCGACACGTACCTTGAGAGGAGGGCCGTGCTTCGTCGTCAGATCATCCATGTTCTTGGCGTCGACTGCCCTGATGCTTCCGTCTTGGAAGAGACAGACGAGCCGGTCGCGTTCGATAAGACGCCAGTCTTCGATGACTCGGACGGTCTTGTCGTCGATCCAGCCACCACGTCGGTAGGAGATCGTCTCGCCACGGGAGAGAATCGACGTATCGGCACCCTTCCACTTCCGGTCGAATTCCTTCTGGGGGATCTTGTCTTCGACGAATACCCGTCGGGCGTCACGCCCTGTCGGATCGATCGACATCCTGTCCCAGACGACCGAGAGTGCGTCGTCGATCGGTCGGATAAAGACGTCCTGATCGAATACGTCGTCCTTTGCGTACTCGACGGCGACCCGGAAGGCCCCGTCACCGCACTGGACCGTGCTCTCAAACGCCATGTCGTAGACACGGTCGGCTCGAGACTTGTACTCGATAGAACGTATCAGGTCCCCGCGAACCGATGCAATATCGACATCACCGTCTTCGCCAGGCAGGACCTTGATTGAATTCCGTTGTTGCCGCCAGTCACCTACCAGCTGGGCAGTGAACTGAGGGATCTGGTTGATCACGAGACAGGGAAGACCCGTCCGGTGCTCTAGGACCTGGGGGTCCCACTGCTCGCCGGCGGCGAACATCTTGTCGTCTTCCGCCTCTCGACGGTTCTCGCGATCGAAATCGAGGTTCGCCTCGTACTCCTCTCGCATGTCTTTGAGGTAGTCTTCGACGGAATCAAAACCGTCCGGGACGTAATCCTTCTTGACGTTGTCAGAGAACTCGAGGGCGTCTACCTCCCGTGCGGGCTCTGAAGTCTCTTCGGAGACGTCCGTCTCGCCGGGCTCAAAGCCCTCTTGTTCGATCATGCCATCCATCCTGTAGGTAAGTGGGAAAGAGATCCACTTGGTTTGTACTTCTCTTCCTTGTCGCGTCCTTCGACCCTCGCGCCTCGGCGACGGGAAGTGATCTTGTCGAAGACTTCTGTCAGGCCCCAGACAAGCGCATCGACCCGGTCAGGAGAGCCCATGCTAGGGGTTCGTAGGTTGTCGATAGAGAAAAGGCACATCTGGTCTTCAAGCCTGTCAAGGCGTCCGACGTGATGGACCCGACCTTGTTCGTAAAGCGCCGAGATAGGTTCTGCACGTACATGTTTGCCTCTTGTCGCCGAGACGAGTGTCACGGGGATCGAACGGTCGACGGCACGGATGACTGCTGCCACCATGTCCCCGCCTTGGTTCTTTTCTGCGACGATCTTGTCTGCCTCTAGTTCCCGGTACAGCCGGACGGCTGCCCTTGCCCACTCTTCGGGAGAACCCTTGAGCGATCGGTCTGCGAGTACGTAACCCTTTGCGTATCCGTCTGCGTCTCTTGCGACACCGACTCCTACGATACCCGTCTCGTCCGAACCCTCGTTGTTACTAGCCGCGGGATCGACTGCGACGATTACACGGTCGAGTTCAGGTGCCTCCTTCAACCGGATGCCGTCAAGCATCTCACGGTTCCAGAGGGCGCCGGGGATGTCGTCGAGGATCTCGCCGTCGAGTTCCTGTCGGCCCAGCCGGGTGCCACCGTACTTGTTCTCGATCTCACGCATGAAGGACTCGGCCATGTTGACGGCGTTGTCTCGGGTCGAGCCACGGGTGACTGCGACGTAAGGGTCTTTGATCAAAGACCTGACAAGAGGGATAGGACGGGGAGTCGTCGTGACGATAGTCCTGGGACGGTCGCCTAGGCGGAGACCGAACTGAAGCTGGTCCCACATCTCTTGGGCGTAGTCCCACTTAGCGAGTTCGTCGCACCAGGCTCCGTCATGCTGGGGACCACGAAGCTGGTCGGGCTCTGTGGCGTTATACAGCCAGGCCTGGGCCCCGTTGGGCCACACGACTACACGCTTAGAGGGGTGGTAGGTCGGACGGAAGTCCGGTGGATGGACGGCCAACAGGCCGCTCTCACCGAGCACCATGACGTCTCGGGCGTCGGCAGACGTCTCTGCGACTAGAGCGATTCTCGAACACTGGCCTGGGCCCAAGGGGGTGGATCCGCAGACCCACTTCCTGATGGTTTCGGCTCCCGTCCGAGTCTTGCCGAAACCACGACCTGCGAGGATGAACCAGGTGTTCCAATCCCCTTCGGGCTCGAGCTGGTTAGGCCTGGCCCAGAAATCCCATTGATATTTCAACTGAGCCTGTGTCTCAGTGGGTAGTTCCTGAAGGAGCCTCGTCCTCTGCTCTTCGGGCAGCGAGGCCAGATATTGCGCGGGCGAAATCTGCGGCTTCATTTTGTACCTTCTCGTACTGGATCGCCTCACCGTCTCGGCCCGTGATTTCGGTCCGATCGATGAACATCCCTAGGTGTCGAGCCAGGAGCTCTAGGCCCCGTAGACGGTCGCCGTCCTTGGCCTCTGGCTTCGAGATAATAGCCGTCACCTGGGCGACGACGTAGTCGGGATCGATTGCCGTGATCTTCGCCTCCTTGGACGTCATGAGTTCATCGACGAGACGCTTGACGCCTTCGTGACGGATGAGGATATATGCCTGTCGGTCGACGTAAGCCTTGGAATAACCGGCCCTCAAGGCGGCGGCAGAGGCGTTGAAATCGACGACGTATTCCCGTGCGAATGCCCTCTGGCGAGGGGTGAGTGCGGTCTCGAGGGCCTTGATGTCGTCTGCCTCGAGTGCGTTTTTGACGCCCTTCGGGGTCGGTCGTTTCGAGTCGTGTGGGTGTCGGGCCTTGCCCGTCGCCTTGCTCATTTCTTTTTTCCCGGTCGGTTGTTAGACCGATTCTTTGATTTCGACTGGACCCGAAGGTTCTTCATCGACATGTCGGAGGTTCTATGGTTCTTGTGGTCGACGTCCTTGCCGTCTCCCTTACGGACCTTTCCGGCCTTGACCATCTTGGCTCTGGCAGCGTTCCTCTGGGCACGTCGCTTGAGCTGTTCAGGCTTTGCGTTGTACTTCTTCTGGGCGGCTTGACGGCCTTTGGTGTTAGGACGGGTGGTTTTCATCAAAAATTTTCTCTTCTTTCAAACCCTATACTATATTATACCAGATTTTGAGACAAATGTCAAGTAAAAAATGCAATCTGTTGAAAATAGTTTTCTGAAACCCTTAAACGGGGGTGCGAGTCCCGGAGGGACGAGCGGGGGAGACACCTGAAAACGCGGTTCAGCCGCAGTAATCCGGGACTTCGTCCCTAGTAGACAAAAAAATCTTCATTCTTATGTCCGATTTTACTTGACAAATGAGTAAATCTTTGTTATAATATATACTTATATACTATATATAGAACATTATATAGGTCTTATAAAGATTAGTATAAAGGTTAGTATAAAGGTTAGTATAACAATCAATCTAATATATTACAGTATACTGGTATATAAAGGGTCTATATACTGTTCTATAGGACTCGACGGGGCAGAAGCAGCCTCGATATCCTGACCGATACCGTCTAGAATCGCCTCAGAGGGGCCTTAGAGCGCGAAGAAGGTATTCGGGGCTACATGGGTGGCCTATTCTCCGCAAACCTCCTGAGAAAGGCTCTGAGGGGAAAACAGAGCCAAGACCTCTGTGACGCTTTCTGATTTTCATTTTCGTTTTCATTTTCTGAATTTTTCAATATTCCGTGACGGCGCCCGAGTTACGCAGGAACGACGACGGGTTTCATGGCCCCCCCCCTAAGTGATTGATAACAAACGGGAATCTCCCGACCCTTCGCGGGTGTCATTATCTCAGAAGGGAGTGTCGGAATACCTTACACATACTCTATCGGGCTAAGTGATTGAAAACAGGGGATAAGGGCGATGCCTGGGCTGTCTCATAGTGTCGGCACGGCTTACAGTATCAGCCTTGGCTAATACACGAGCAGTCCCGTAAGTCCTTGAAAAGCAAGGGAAAAACAGGTTTGGCACGGTTTATGCTATGTTGTCTGGACTGCCCGCCTTGCGCCTAGCGCACAGAACGGCGGTTTTGGCAAGTAGTGCCAAGGGCCATGGGCCTAGGTGCATGAACAGGAGTGAAGAAGATGGCAGTAGCAAGCGCAGCAATCGCGGCAGTCGCAGCAACGGAAACTTTGGCAAGTGGTGCCAACATCGACGGCAAGGTTGTGGTCAATCTCGCGGATGAGTTGCGGGAAGAACAGGCAAAGACACTTGCAAGGAAGGTTGAACTGCTGTCTGGCGTCAAGCAATCGCTTGCAATGGCCGCCGACTACGGGACGGAAAGCAAGGTTGCCGGGCAGGTGGCCGATATGGAAGCCGATAAGGCAGGCTCCCGACTCTATCAGGGCGCGGCAGCGGGGCTTGTCTCGCTGGCAGAAGTCTCTGCAACCCTTGGAGACGTATTCGGATACAAGCCGAAGAAGGACGGGACACCCGGAAAGACGCCCGAAGGACGCGGGGAAGCAATCAGGAAGCGTATCGTCCGGGCAGTATCGGCCTACGAATACGTCACGAATCAAGGCAAGCCCGACTTCTTCGCTGGCCTCCCGATTGAGGAAGTCGAAGCCGTAGTCTATTCCCTGAACGACGGCGGCGTAACGCTATGGACGGCGTATGACAGCTTCGCAGCGATCAAGAAGGAATACAGCGAGAGGGCCGAACCCTTGCTTAACCCCGACAAGGTTGCCAAGATGGCTGAAACGATCGTATCCGAAGCCGTCACCGGGAAGATTCGCGACGACAAGGTTTTGCAGGCGGCGTATCTCAACCTACTCGACGCAATCCAGCAGGCATTCGTATTCGAGATCCCTGCCTGATCGTCACCGGACGGGGGGTGAAAGCCCCCCTTCCATCCATCCGTCCATCCGGAAGTGATCTATCATGATGACGCCCGACTCCTATGACGCAGAAGTCTTTGACTTCGAGGAAGCCTGCCTCTCAACCCCGTCCGAGGCATGGGACTGTGCCCTTGATCCCGAGGCGTTCCAACCGTCTTTGGCAAGTAGTGCCAAGATTCCTGAAGACCCCGACGGTCCGGAGTCTGACGACTGGCAGCCTGTCGTCCAAGACAGGTTCGGTGACCGGCTCGTCTCGATCCGTTACTGAAGGGGAGGAATATGAAGAACAACCACGACATGTTCGCGTCCCGTGGCGACCGTTGGGACACGGCAGACCGTGACGACGGGAAGGGGTTGCCGGATCTCGACAGGTATCTAGAGGCGACAAAGAATCCCAAGGCCGACGAACGGAGGAAGGCTGTCGGACTCATGCCCTCGGCCAAGAAGGTTCTTGAAGCCAACGTCGCGACTATCGCAGGAAGGAAACCTCTCAACACCATCGAGAAGATGCGTCAGCGGATGCTGAACGCGAAGTATAAGGCCCGTTAGGGCCCTTGTGTCTGGCAAGTAGTGCCAAGACGCCCGGAACAGAAAGGAATAAAATGCGCACCTTCATCAACAAGTATCGGACGATCATCTTCGCCGTCGTTGTAGCCAGCTTCGTAGGACATTGGCTCGGGGCCAACCTAGGCCCTTGGGGAATCGTCCTTGCGGCCTTCTTCGGGACCCTGCTCGGCCTCGTTGCCGGCCTGATCGACCTAGAGCGGGAGGGCTTCTGATGGACCCCGTGACGAAGGAAAGGCTGCGGATCATCTCCCTCGTAGACAGGGGTTTTGGCGGTTATGGCGTCAAGCAGAATCTCCTTCCGCTCGTCGAGAAACCACCGAAGAACGAGACGATGGTGAACCACTGTGGCGTCGCCGTCTCTAAGAAGGCGATACGGCAGGCGCTGGAAGAGGCAGGGATGGCTTCGAAAGAGTGTCAAGCCTTCTCTTGTCCCCAGAACTTCCCGGGGATCTTTGCATTCGCGAAGTATCTTGACAGGCAGTCAATACCCCTCTTCACCCCGGCGGAAGAAAAGGCGCTCCAAGCCTGCGAAATATTGTCATGGGAGTCTCTTGCCCAGGAAGTCCGGGGCAGAGTCCGGTTGAGTGAACGCTGTCAAAAGGTTTTTGACAGGCTCGTGGCGCTGTTTGAAGACTGAAGAAGACCAAGGAGGTTGCTATCGAAAACCGAGAATATCTCGAATACAAGGCTTTTGAGGAAGGGAACTATGGACAAGATACTCTTTGTCTCTCTCGGGACGATCGTCGGACTGATCTCGATCGCCCATGCAACCCGGGTGTTTGTCCAGTGGCTGGACTCGAAGGTTCCTGACACCTCGGCTCTGGTGACGATCCCGATCCTCCTCCTCGGGGCCTATGTCCTCATCGACTTCGCATACAGGGAGTTCACGACATGAAGAAAGACGACATCCTCTTCGTATACGGGACGCTTCGTCTCGGTGAATACGCCGATCTATCACGAATGCACCCAGGGAAGGTGGAGTTCCTGTCTACCGACTGCATCAACGGGTCGCTCTACGCCCTCGGCCATTATCCGGGGGTCAAGTATCTCCGGACGTCCGAAGGCTTCAAGCCCTCGTTCCCCGTCGTCCACGGCGATCTCTTCCGGATCCTCGATCCGTCTGTCGTCGGCGCCATCGACATGTATGAAGGCCACCCGAATCTCTTCACGAGGATCGCGGCCAAGACGGCCCTCGGCTACGACGTCTTCGTCTACGACTATCCGCATGTCGTCAGGAACCAGCCGCTTATCGAGTCCGGCGACTGGACGACCTACATGATCCCGGAGACCCCGGCCAGGAAGGCCCCGGACTTGGCACCACTGGCCAAAGACGTCATCGAGGCCAAGACGTCGCAGACAGAAGGAGTCGGCTGATGCTGCAACTTGTGAATCACGGTGGAAAATGCTGCGGGATCAAGATTATCTACGGCTTCAAAGGGGGCCCTGAAGAACCGGAGCCTGCCGTCGCGGGGACGGCCTCTCCGTGCAACGAAGACGCATACGGGGCTGAAGTATCCTCTTCCCTCTCCTTCTACAACGAAGAGGCCCCCAAGGAGACGACACTCCGGCGACTCGATCGGTATCTCAAATACGTCAAGCGACGCCGGCCTTCTCACCTGATCGAGATCGTCCTCTCGTCGATGCGAGTCTGGAGGAATGTCGCGGGAGAAGACCCCTGTCTCATCCAACAAAACGACCTATGGGGCCCTCTTGTCGTAGAACGGGGGTTCTCCCTTGTGTCTACTTTCACGAACAGTAACAGCAACAACACCTGTTACGTCTACCACAAGATCCTCGAGAAGGAAGGGAAGAAGGCGCCGTGACAGCGGCATGAGTGCCAAGTAGTCAACAACTCAGGAGATTAAAATGGAATTCCTTCGTTTCGGTTCGTCGATCCCCGGCTCGTATTGGGGCTGCTGTGCCGCCGACATCATCCAGAACTTCAAGGTCGCCCCCGACGCCAAGGCCTCGATCCAGCTCGTATCGGGTGACGGCGGCGGCCCCTTGATGCACAAGGACGACACGACCGAGCGTGCGTTCGTCGGCATGACCTACCGGGAGATCTTCGAGGAGCGTCTCCGTATCGGGACCTTCTCTTCCCGCGACATGCCGAACCACGCCTTCTTCGCGATCCTGACGGAGTCCCAGGTGTCTCACTCTCCCGGCAAGGACTGGTTGAAGATCTTGAAGGAGAACGGATTCGAATTCATCCGGACTGTCGACAACTCCGTCTACACCGGCGAGGCAGTCCCGCCTCCTGAAGGGTTCCAGGGTTCGCCGCACAAGAACCACGTCTTCGCCCTGTTTCGTAACATCGGCAACGGCGCCGTCAAGGACGCATTCACCCCGCCGAAGGGTTGGACGGATCTTCCGGACGTGGTTCCTGAGGCGTGGCAGGAGCTTCCGGAAAAACGCCGTAAGGAACTGACGAAGGGGCAGAAGGCTGCCCAGCACGGCCTCTGGACGGCCCACGGGCCGACCAAGATCGTCAAGGAGTCTGAAGTCGTGGCGGCAGGCGCCCCTGTCATCCTCGCGGGTCTGCGCTCCGAAAACCCGCAGGAGCCCAAGGTTCTTCGGGACAACAGGATCGTGGTGAAGAAGGCCACGGAGAAGATGCCCGCCAAGAAGGCAGCGGTTCCTTCCTGCTTCGCGAAGCCCGTCGCGCCGGCTCCGGTCGCCGCCTGATCTCCTCGATCCTTGATCTATCATCGTGCCCCGAGGCGCTATAAGAGGGGTTCGACTCCTCTCACCGTCTGGGTTCATGACCCAAAGGGAGTGTTTGGCAATGCAACGTCGTAAGGCTCGTTGTCCCAAGGCGCGTAAGGCATCCAGCCTCCACCGACCCTCTCCTTGCGGAAAAGGAAGGGCCACCGGAGACGGGTGCGGCACGAAGGGGGGTGGTGAAGGTGGGAAACCGTTGAATCCAAACCACCCCCCACTGATTTTGGCAAGACTTGCCAGGAGGCGTAAAAGAGAGACAAAGATCATGTCTATCGACAGCCGGATGTATACGGCACTTCGAGCATACTACCTCGGGTATGACGTCGAGGCGTTTTCAACCCTCCGAGGCGTGATAAGGGACGTCGTGAAAGACGATGTTATTCAGGAGGCTCCCAGTGGGGAAGAGAAGCAGGAACCGACGGGCTCGGATGAAGAAGGAGAATGCTATGTCCACTACCTCATGTAGCGGGTCGAATCCCCTTGGCGCGGGAAAAGTAGCCTCTGGCGCGCTTGGCGCGGCCTCTGGCGCGGGTAACCCCCCGTCCGACAACGTCTCTGGCGCGCAAAAGAACCCTCTTGGCGCCCAAAATGAGGTCCTTGGCGCGATGACGAATATCGTCCCTTTGTCGGCACTCAACGTATCCGCCCGCGGCGGCAACAGAAGGAAGGTCATTTTGGTCCAAGACTCCCACCTCTCCTACCCCGAAATGTATCTCGAGGTCTACGTCCACGGCGACCAGTTCGAACAGCGTGCGTTTGCCGAGATGTTCGTCCGATCCAAATGCACCCGAGCGGACACCCCCGAAGAGGCGGACATCGTCGTCTTCACAGGAGGACACGACGTCAACCCGGCGCTCTACAACGAGGAGAAGCATTTCAGCACATCGTTCTCCGACGGGCGTGACACGTCAGACATCCTGATGTATCAGCGTTGCGTCGAACAGGGTATCCCGATGTTTGGTGTCTGCCGCGGCGCACAGTTCCTTCATGTCATGAATGGCGGAAAGCTTTTCCAGGACGTTGACGCCCATAACGGCGCCCATGCGATCTACGACCGTAGGACGAAGAACGTGATCCAGAACGTGTCGTCGGTCCATCACCAAGCCTGTCGTCCGAACACCGAAGGCGGCATGGAGATCCTTGCGACGACGTCGAAGTCTCGTGTCAGGGCTTTGAACAACCTCGACGTCGAGACCGGCCAGAGCCAGGATATCGAGGCCTACTTCTACCGCGACACCTGCTGCCTAGGTGTCCAGGGGCATCCGGAGTATCGAAACTACAACGCGTATACGAAGTGGTGTCTCGACCAGATCAACGATCTCATCGTCTGCAACCCTGACACCGACTGGCAGGGAGGACGACGGCGTGTCAAGGACGACCTCGTCAAGCAACGTGCCGCCGGATGGGCGGCAAAGAAGGAGAAAGTCTGATGTGCGGTCACGTAGGTATCGCGGGGGATCTCGCACACAAGGACGAAGCGACGATGAAGCGTCTGCTGATGTTCGACTATTTCCGAGGACCTGATTCGACAGGGTTCGCGGGCATCAAGAAGGACGGGACTACGAAGATCTCCAAGGTGCCTTCACACCCGGTCGACCTCTTCGACATGAAAAGTTTCGGGACTGCTTGCACCGGGTTTAACTCGACGGTGTTTCTCGGCCACAACCGCGCAGCAACCCGTGGCGTCATCAACACGTCTAACGCCCACCCTTACCAGTTTGGTGACATCATCGGCGCCCACAACGGGACGCTCGACATGTCGTCTTACCGGGCCCTCGAACAGGCGGTAGGCGAAGAGTATCCGACAGACAGCATGGCTATCTTCGCCGCGATCGACAAATTGGGGATCGAAGAAACGGCACCCCTTCTCCAAGGGGCCTGGTCTCTTGTCTGGTATGACGGGAAAGACAAGTCACTGAACTTCCTGCGGAACAAGGAGCGTCCGATGTGGTTCGGTTGGGGCGAAGGCTTCGACAGGCTCTACTGGGCTTCAGAGTGGCCGACGATCGACGCCTCGGTGAGGATGTCGCCTACCGACATCAAGATGTATACGGAGGACAAGACTGGTCATAAGTATTGGCCGACGGAACTCGACGCCTGGTATCAGTTCGATCTCGAGGAGCTTCGAAAGAAGAAAGAGGAGATGCCTGTCCCTATCGTCAAGACTCTGAAGGGAAAGGAGCCCAAGCCGGCGGTGACACATTCCTGTGGCGTTGACCCTTTTCAGCGCGCCACTGGGCAGACGGCTGGTTCGACGACGACTTCGACGACATCCCTTGGGGCCACACGAGCCACATCGGCTAACCCCCCCGGAAAGACGCAGAAGGAACCACTCACCATCGTCCTTGAGGGATCCCCCGAAAGCCCTCTTGCAGGATTCATCGACAAGGCGAAGTTCGACGTCTTGGCGAAGTATGGTTGTTCTTGGTGCGGGGCGACTGTCGAATACGGTGACGCGGGCGTGGCTATCTTCGAGAAGGACGAAGCAGTCCTTTGTTCTTCTTGCGTCGGCGGCGATGGTGAGTCTTCTCGTATCGTCTCGCCCCGTGTGGAGGTTCTTGTCTGATGCCTGTCACGAACAATCCCCCGCCAATCCCTTTCCCGGACTGGGAAGGACAACTGACAACGCTGCTTTCGGAGGCAGACCTATCGCCCAACGGCACATGGAAGTCTGTGAAGATCCGTAGGAGCGACGAAAACCCTGAGAAAGACAAGGAGTATGACATGTCTGTGAGCCCTATCCCGGCGATGGAAGGTTTCAAGTTCGGTTGCGACCCCGAGTTGTTCGTCAAGGACGACAAGGGTCGTTACGTCTCGGCGGAGGGTCTTTTGCCGGGGACGAAGGCCGCCCCCCACCCTGTCGAGTTCGGCGCCGTCCAGGTGGACGGGATGGCTGCGGAGTTTAACATCGAACCCGTCAGCACCTTCAAGGAGTGGAACAGGAACATCGCCGCCGTCATGGGACAACTCGAGTCGATGCTCCCGAAGGGGCATACCCTCGACGCAGTCCCCGCCGTCCGTTTCGATCCCGAGGTCTTCGACGCCGCACCCGCGATTGCGAAGGAACTCGGTTGTTCGCCCGACTTTGACGCCTGGACGGGTGACGTTAATCCCCCGCCATCCTGCAACGACGAGTATCTCCGGACGGCTTCGGGCCACATCCACATCGGGTGGACTGATTCTGGTGATCTATCAGACCTCCAACATATCACCCACTGCCGCGATCTCGTCAAGCAGCTTGACTGGTATCTCGGGGGCTGGTCTGTCGCGATGGATCCCGACATGACTCGTCGCCGTCTCTACGGAAAGGCCGGTGCCTGCCGCTACAAGACCTATGGGGTTGAATACCGAGTCCTCTCGAACTTCTGGATAACGACCCGAGATCGCCGTTGCCTTGTTTGGAATCGGATGCAGCAGGCGATCCACGACATGCGGTCGGCTTACCTGCCGGATCGGGCGTCCTCTCGTCACAGGGACGCACTCCTTCGCCTGATTAACGAAGGGGTTTCAAGCAAGGACTTCTCGACAAACTTCCGTTTCCCGGTTGCGACCCTCGACAGTTCCTACCGCCGGGTCTGAACACTAACGACAGGTGAGTCATGAATCACAAGAACTTTTACGAAACGACGGCGGAGGCGAATATGCGCCTTCGAGGGACTGTCGTCTGCTACGACGGCAAACCGTATCACGTCCACTTGGTGTCTGATCATAAGGGTGACGGAATATTCCGCATCTACCTAGAAGAGACGGGCAAGGAATACGAAGAACGTGTCGCCAACGTCGTCACGAGCCCTCCTTGTCCTCTTTATACGATGAACAGCGACTCCCCGGAGACAGGCAAGGCTCTGGACGTATGGATGGAGACGAATCCTGGGTTCGGCGTGATCCGGAAGATGATGAACTCACCGTTGTTCAACAAATTCCGGCCATTTCCGCTCGGGATGGTGAACTTTGACGGCCTTGTTTCTTATGCCGAGCGACACCCTTTGCGGAAGACAGAGCAGGGGTTGATTATGCAGGGGATCGTCGACAACCCTGTGTCGGTCCTTAAGAGCAGCAGATCTCCCATGCGGCATGACCCTGGTTCGCAGTATTTCAGGGACACGATCATCGGGGCGTATCCGACGGCGAAGGAGTGTCTCAAGGAGTTACTAGACCCTCTCGTGATGAACGACGGGGTAGCGTTCCACCGTGAGTTCGCCTTTATCAGGGGCCCTTTGCGGTCAATCTATCTGGCATATCGGACGGAAGTAGTCGGGGTCTTGCCGCACAACGATTTCACCGTCTGCCAACTGGGGCCAGACCACGGGCATTTGCAAGAGGTCGTCAAAGAGTTGCGACTCTTTTCCGCAGTATACAAGTAGTAGGACAAGACAGGAGTCAATATGTCTGAAGTCTTTATCAAGAAACCGGCAACCCCGGCTCTCGGTTTCAACATCATGTCTGTCCTCCGTAAGAAGGCTACGAAGGGACGCGTGGGTCTAGAGATCGAGGTCGAAGGCAACAAGTTTCCGAAGTCCAACGAATACATCGCCCCTTACTGGGAATACCACAAGGACGGCTCTCTTCGTGGGCAGGATAACGCAGAATACGTTCTCCGTCGTCCCATCGAATTCTCCGAAGTCCCTGACGCGGTGAACTTCCTTTGGGGGCAGCTCGGCGCATACGGCTCCGTCCTGTCGGACAGTAACAGAACTTCCGTCCACGTCCACCTTAACTGCCAGACGTTCCACTTCAACCGTCTCGCAGCTTTTTCGGCCCTCTACTTCTGCTTCGAGGAGGTTCTCACCGGATTCTGCGGAGACCACCGGGTGGGAAATCTCTTCTGTCTCCGGGCAAAGGACGCTCCGGCTATCGTGTCTTCGATCAAGAAATTCATCAAGACCGAGGGGCGATTCGAACTCCGTGACGGCCTCCATTACGCCGGGTTTAACTGCAACGCCCTCGTCAAGTTCGGTTCGATCGAGATCAGGACTCTTCGAGGGGTATTGAAGCCGGAAGAGGTGATTCAGTGGGTCGCGATCCTGCAGCGTCTGTACGATCTATCGGAAACTTACGCAGACCCTCGAGATCTGTGTGATGGTTTCTCCGGGGCAGGCCCGATGGCCTTTTTCGAGAAAGTCTTCGGCGAACTGACGCCTTTGATCCGCGCCGGTTGCGGTATGTCTGAGTCGGAAATCACTGAGGCTTTGTACGAGGGGATCCGTTTCGCCCAGGACATCTGCTACTGTCGAGACTGGGCCGCATTCAAGGCCGTCGAACTCAAGCCAGATCCCTTCGGGCGTGACGCGAGATCTATCATGAAACAGCTTCTGCAACAGGCAGGCCAGCCAGACGCCCCTACCACCGGAATCGGGAGCATCCTGTTGCCGTCTATGCATGGCTCTCTCCCGAGTAACCTTTTCAGCGAAGAACCTGAAGAAGAGGAATGGTTCGAAGAGCCTGAATAAGATGCAGACACCGAAGAAGAAGAAGGGTCCTTCTAATGGCTTACAAAGTGATTCCGTACAAGCAAGGCTCTCAATCAGCCAAGGCACTGGCGACGGCCCTTGGGGGTCGTGTTCTTCGCCTTATCGGCTCGGGTTACAAGGGAAAGGCGGGTGACCGCGTCATCAACTGGGGGAGCACAGACACGACGCAGGGGCACGTCTACCCCGCACGGCTCTACAACGTCCCTGTCTTGATAAGGAACGCAAGCAACAAGCTGCTGTTCTTCGAGACCGTGAAACAAGTCGCACCGACTGCAATCCCCGATTTTTGGACGAAGAAAGAAGACATCCCCGATGAAGCGTTTCCTGTCGTATGCCGAACCATCCTTTCTGGTCACTCTGGTGCCGGCATCGTCGTGGCTGGTAATCGTGACGGGCTCGTTGATGCTCCTCTTTACGTAAAATACATTAAGAAGAAGGACGAATACCGTGTGCATCTTGGAAAAGAAGACGACGCTTTCGGAATCATCTCCGTCCAGCGAAAAGCCCGTCGCCCGGGTCACGAGAACCCCAATTGGCAAGTACGGAATCATGCTAACGGATTTATCTATGTCCGAGGTTCTGTCAATCCTCCGTCATGTGTCTTTGACGTATCGAAGGCAGCATTCGCGGCGACGGGCCTCGACTTTGGTGCCGTCGATGTGATCTACAACGAACACGAGGGTCGGGCCTATGCCTTGGAGATCAACACTGCGCCGGGTCTTGAGGGGCAGACTGTATCGGACTACGCCCGCTTCTTTGACCCCGGTGTCTCCGCCACAACCCCTCCACAGGTGGCGGAAGTTGTTTGACGACCAAGGGGTCGAGACCGGCAGCTACTGTACCCGCTGCTACGTCCAGAAACCTTCTTAGCCTCTGCTGTCGACTCGTCTTGACACAGGAGGTTTTATGTGGTACAATGAGAACGTGTTGAACACCGTCGTGTTCTTCGCAATCGTCCTGTTCTGCCGATTCCGTCGGCGGGGCCAATAAAGAGAAAAGAAAATGCGCTGCCATATCTGTGACGCCAACCTTTCGAAGCCGGACTATAACGCCGAGATACAGGGCTACGAGCCTTGTGACGCCTGTCTGGCGGTGATCCAAGACACCCTCGACGGGTATCTAGACCAGGCCTATGCCCCGGAAGACGCCTTCGGGGGGTCTGAAATCCCCCAATTCCTCCCGATTCCCGACACCTTGTCGGACGAAGACCTGTGGTGATTTCGTCTTTTTTTCGGTCTATGTACGATTTTACTTGACAAGACCCGAAAACCTTGGTATAATATACTATAGGGTAGCGAGGGGTTAAATACCCCCTCCTACCTTAGAGTGTCCGTCATAGGGACCCTGATAAGGCCCCTCAATCCTATCGGAGAATAGGATGTATAACAAAAGCAGAGGCGGGTCTACATCGACCTTCGTCTCACACGGCTCTTGTGACAAATGTGGTTCATCCGACGGCGTAGGCCTGTATTCGGACGGTCACGGAGTCTGTTTCGTCTGCAACCACTACACCCCCCCATCAACAACGAGAGAGGCACAACAAGTGTCCGATCTATCATCAAAAGAATGCACACCAGT